TAAGTAACCCTGTTTGACTAAAGCTTAAAGCATTAGCAACTCGGGCACCGACATTTCAACCAGCTCGAACTTGATTCATTGATATACCAGATACTATATTGTTTCCAATACATGTTCTCTTGGCAAACTCGAATACAGGTTTGTTAGGACTGTTAATTGATTTATTTAAATTAATTTCACAGCCAATTCCAGTCATGATCTCGAGATATCTTTTCGCAATAAGCGGATCGAATATCACCAGGTCATCACCTAGAATTTCATAGTCTTCGGACCATGTAACATTCCCTGAGCTACCTGTTTTTTCCAGATGAGCTTGATAAGCAGCAAACTGAACTATCCAATGGTGGGTTAAAGCTAACCCAGGCCACGAAGACAGACCACCCATAGGTTGTCCGACTGCATACCGATAAGGACCCTCAGGAACTTTAAGTTTCTCAGCAACTTTAGAATTAAAACTAAAGTCTCTGTTTGTCATAATCGACACCCAGAGTTTGCTAATATCCTTAAATTTCCATATTTCTTCTATTATAATAGAAGTTAATATTACAGGTAACCTATCAGTAGCAGCTGTTAAATCAAAGCTGAAAGCACATTGTGCCTTCAGGGATTTGGTCATAGATCTCTTAATTGAGGCCTCTTGATCAAAAGTCCCGTCGTTAGGAATAAGTTTTAACAAAGCAAACATCCCATTATGTAATGGTGATAGAATGCTTTGAGTTATGCTATCAAGAAGGGCGAACAGTCGGATTTTTCCGGCTGCTTCCCTCTTAATTGCAAACTGACTTAAACCTAATCCAGGACCAGCTCCATGAATAGCTACGCTAGCCTTAGTCTTTATCAGATCAGAATAGGAAGAACCAAAAGTTCGACCTGAAACTAATCCTTTAAATTCAACTCCTTTTCGGAGTTCAAGCCCTATATTATAGGCGTCTTGTAAGAGCGAAACGAATCTAGTCATCTTCGGTTTAACCAACCAAAGGTAATCAAGCATGTCTTGCCAAAGATCTGGTCTATTCTCATTTAATAAGATTACATCTGTAATTATTCCTTGAGCACTCATTTTATTAGACGGCGAAGCCGATCTAGATAAAACAAAACGCTCAGGAGATAAAGACATAGCCGGTATTTTTGAAAATCCCGGTAAGAGATCGAAAAACAGGAAATTTCCTGTTTTAAGAAAACTTATAATCATATTAAGATATTCCTGACTACCAGAGAAAGGGTCTGTTATGGTGTTAATTTTAATAACACCGGGAGCTTCTAAGACTCTATAAAGGTTTAATAAACCTAAATGGAATCTTATAACTCTAACATCCCCTACTCTTATAGCGGCTCTATCCGACACAGAAATGTATCGAGGTAAACCGTTGGTAAGCCGAGGAAGAGGAAGATCCGGATCCAAGGTTCGTAAAGTTACTAATCGATCGTCACCTAAATACTTTTGTATAGCAACAGAGCAAGCTTTTAACCATTTTATGGTAAAAGAAGCTCCATGGCTATTATAAAGTTTAAGGACAAACGAAATAAAAGATTTTGTATATTTTACCCGTGCCGCCAGCCCTTT